TTACATACACCAAGACTGGCCCAGTGGCTGTTTTCCAGACAATCCACGTTGGACAGAGGTTTGGGGATCAAATGTGCGTGTGGCTGTGCTGGTCGACAACGAATCAAGCAAGTCGGAAGTTCCTATCAGTTACAGTGCAGTTGATATAAACAAAGCTGAACAAGATTCGTGGATCGTATTTCCTTGGGAGACATGGTGGCAAAGATAAAAGTTTCGGAAGTGTTTTACAGTCTACAAGGCGAAGGTCGCTTTGTGGGTGTGCCCAGTGTGTTCTTGAGAACCTATGGTTGCAACTTTACCTGCGGCGGATTTGGTTGCAAGCCAGGTGAGAAGTCTACAGGTGCCGATGATGTGGCCGAAGTGGTGCACTTGTACAACAAATTTGAAGAACTGCCCTTGGTAGAAACTGGCTGTGACAGTTATGCGTCATGGCATCCAGCATTCAAGCACTTGAGCCCCACACAGACCACAGAAGAACTAGTAGAACGCATGTTGGCACTCACGCCCAACAACATGTGGCAACAGAACAATGGCAACGACGTGCATCTTGTGATCACCGGTGGTGAGCCTTTGTTAGGATGGCAACGTGCCTACAGCGAACTATTGAGTCACGATCGCATGCGTGACTTGAAGAATATCACCTTTGAGACCAACGGCACACAAGAACTGCACAAGGACTTCCGTCACTTCTTGTTGGACTGGACCTTGAATCCACGCTTGGGCAAACGAGGTTCCACGGCACTGACCTTTAGTGTGAGTGCCAAATTAAGTGCTTCAGGTGAATCATGGGAAGATGCCATATGTCCGGACGTTGTGATGAGCTATGCGGATGTTGGGCACACGTACCTGAAGTTTGTGGTGGAAACCGATGATCACATTGACGAAGCCATACGTGCCACTGATGCATATCGACGTGCAGGATTCACTGGCACCATCTACTTGATGCCACAGGGTGGTGTGGTTGAACCCTACGATCGCAACAAACTGCGGGTGGCCAACATCTGCTGTGCGCAGGGCTGGAACTACAGTCCCAGATTGCATGTTGACCTGTGGGGCAACGGCTGGGGCAAGTGATGCACCCACGTAATTTTTAATTTATATCTCGTATGTCACCTATACCCGGCATGGATGATGGCAGTTTTTACATACGAGCCGAATGGCGCCTGTGCAGAGCCTTGTGGCCACATCGCTGTGACATCACGGGTCGTAGGATATGGCCCGGAACCTTGGCCTATCGTGGTCGCGCCGTGTGGACGGGTCCCGGTGAACCCGTAGTTAAATATCGCTGGCATGATAGACAAGAACATTTATTTTGGCAACTAAAGGACAACACATGAAACAACTTGCCGCTAACATCACCCACTGGATCTGTGAGTATGTCACAACCAATCGGATACAATCCTTGGTGGTGGGCATATCCGGCGGCATAGATTCCAGTGTGGTCAGCACCTTGTCAGCCCGCACCGGCCTGCCTGTGACCGTGGTCACCATGCCCATACACCAAAGACCTGAACAGCATGATCTCAGCCTCAGGCATGGCGCCTGGCTGACTGAATGCTTTGCCAATGTCACACATGTGACCAAGGATCTCACAGCAGTGTTTGATCAGTTTAAACTTGTGGCAGGCACCTATGACAATATGCTGGGCATGGCCAACAGCCGAGCCCGACTAAGAATGGCCTGCCTGTATCAGATCGCACAGCACACACACGGCATAGTGGTGGGCACGGGTAATCGGGTAGAAGATTTTGGTGTGGGTTTTTACACCAAGTACGGTGACGGTGGGGTGGACATCAGCCCCATTGGAGACTTGGTCAAAACCGAAGTCTGGGAGTTGGGTCGAGAACTGGGCATACTCGAAGACATCATACATGCAGCTCCTACCGACGGCCTCTGGGCCGATGGACGCACAGATCAGGCACAACTGGGCGGCCTGACCTATGAACAACTGGAACTGGCCATGTCGCAGGATCAGGGCCAAGCCTTGGTCAAAAATGCCCCGGAACTGGGACGCCTGCAGGCCTATCAGGCACTGCGTTCCAAAAATCTGCACAAGATGACACCCATACCTGTGTTCAAAAAATCTGCTGGCTAGCCAACGGTGCAGATAAATTAGTTATAATCTGATTGATCAAAGGACTAGCATGGCAAAAATTGGCTTCATAGGAATTGGAAAACTGGGTTTGGACTGTGCAGAAGTATTTGCTGAACAGCACGAAGTTCGTGGCTACGACATAGTGCCCAGAACCAGTGACACAGTAACAGTATGCACGATCGCCGAGCTGGTCAATGAAAGCGAATGGATTTTTATAGCTGTGCCCACTCCGCATGCAGACGGCTATGACGGCAGTGTGCCGTCAAGCCACATGGCACCCCGAGACTTTGGTCATGCGGCTGTGCTGGATGCCATAGACCAGATCAATCTGCATGCCACAAACTCCAAAAAAGTTGTGTTGATCAGCACTGTGTTGCCGGGCACAACCAGAAAGCATTTTGTGTCCAGGCTACATGCACGGCATGAGTTCTTGTACAATCCATATCTGATTGCCATGGGCTCGGTAAAATGGGACATGGTCAATCCGGAAATGATCATGATCGGCACAGCAGATGGGGCCTGGACCGGAGTAGCTGGCCAGTTGCGATCCTTGTATGACACCATCATGCAGAACAATCCACGCTATGAAATTGGCACCTGGGACGAGTGCGAGGCCATTAAGATATTCTATAATACCTTTATTTCCGCCAAGGTTGGCCTGGTCAACATGATACAGGACTTTGCACAACGCATTGGCAATATCAACGTGGATGTAGTGACCACGGCCCTGGCACGTAGCACCATGCGCATCATGGGTCCCAAGTACATGACCGCAGGCATGGGAGATGCAGGTGCTTGTCATCCCCGAGACAACATAGCCCTGCGCTGGCTGGCCCAAGAGTATGACATTGGTTACGACCTGTTTGACACCGTGATGCGTGCTCGAGAAATACAGGCCAAGAACCTGGCCGACTACCTGATCCAGCAGGCCGCTGACCACAGCCTGCCCATAGTCATACATGGCAAGGCCTACAAGCCCGATGTGCCCTACTGCATAGGCTCCTACAGCACCTTGGTGGGGCACTACATCTTGGCCACAGGACTATCAGTTGTGTATGTGGATCCCTTGGCCGACGACACAGATCACTGCCTGGCACACATTCCAACACCCGCGGTGTTCTTGTGGGCACACAACAGAAAGATCACCTACGACTACACTGGACACCAAGCAGACACCCAGCCCTACTGTGAAATCTTGCCCGGCAGTGTCATAGTGGATCCCTGGCGCAAGTTGCCGGTTGACATGCCCGGCATCACTGTGCTACACTACGGCAACACCAGACTATGACCAGGAATCCACATGGGCTTATTTGATCGCATTTTCCGAAAGAAAGTCACCGAACCTCGACCCGAACCCCAACCCAAGAAGGTGCCCAAGACTGAAAAACAACTGGCCACCGAAAAGGGTGAGCCCTGGGTCACCGTGGTCGGCATGGAGGTAGATCCCAACAACATGCAGGCAGGCTCCTTTGAACTGGACTGGAACGACAAGTTTGTGGCCAACCTTGTGCGAGCAGGCTATCAGATGAACGCCAAAGACACTGATTCAGACATAGTGGATCGTTGGTTTACCACGGTGTGCCGCAACATTGTGCTGGAAACCTATGAACAGCATGAGGCCATGAATCCCGAACGTGATCGAGTGGTCAAGACCAGAAACATCGGAGACGGTCGCAGCGAAGTGTCATGATGCTGTATGTCAACGGTGACAGTCACACCGCCGCAGCCGAAGCAGTGGTTCCATGTGCTTTTGCCGAGGATGATCCTGAACTATTTTATCTTGGACGCACTGCACATCCAGCCAATCTGGCTGTGAGCTGGGGCAAGCAACTGAGCCTGGCTCTACGAGCAGGCCTGCGTTGTGATGCAGAAAGTGCCAGTTCCAACGCCCGGATCATTCGCACCACACAGGACTGGTTGGCCGGCAGTGGCAAAGATCATCCGGATCAGTTGGTCATAATACAGTGGAGCACCTGGGAGCGTGAAGAATGGTTGTTGGGCGGCACATACCTGCAGGTGGGAGCCAGTGGCCTGGATCATGTGCCGGCAGACCTGCAAGAACGATACAGAAACTTTGTTGCCAGCACTGATTGGAAAATCAAGACCCAACAAGCCCACGACAACATCTGGCAGTTGCATCAAGAACTTGTGGACCGTGATATCAAGCATGTGTTCTTCAACGGCAACAACGATTTTTCCAAAATTGCTGATCGGCAGGACTGGGGCAACAGCTACATTGCACCCTATGATCCTGCGATGACCTATGATGCCCGAATACGTGCCCAAGGCATCAAAACGGTTGCACCCAATTCTTGGCATTTTGGTCCAGATGGGCATAACGTGTTTTTCCGTTTTATTTTGAATTATATTGTTCAAAACAAATTCATATGATTTTCAAAGTTCGTCCCAACCTCAAAAAACAGTTTGATACTGTTCACAATTTTCATATAGAAAATTTAATTGTCAGTGGATGCAGCTTTACGTATAATAATCACGAAACTTCGGCGGTCACATGGCCATATTATCTCAAAGATCTTGGGGGATTTGAAAATGTGTTAGATACATCTTTGCCCGGAGCAGGAAATTATCACATTTCTAACAGCCTTATATGGGCATTAGAATCAGAATCAATAAATCCAGAACAAAGTCTTGTTATAGTCATGTGGAGCGGCAATGATCGAGATGATTGGATTACGCCAGGTTCACATATAAATCATTATCCATTTGAGTTCAAATACAACGATAATGCAATGAGTGCCATATCAGGTGGGGCCTCACCAGACAGTCGAGGAAATACAAACGTCCATCACAAAGAATTTTTTGCAACTCAAGATAAAGAATCCAGAGCAATAAAAAATTATTTGCTCATAACTAATACGTGGCATTATCTCCAGAACAAAGGTTTCCGATTTGTTTTTTTAAATTTTTTAGATAGTAATTTATTACCAGGCGAAGGGCATTTTGATATCAAAAAATATTTGCCAAAAAAACAATGCAAAAATCTTGAGCATATGATAGACAACACAATCGATCCTTCTACCTGGGCTATAAAAAATGATCTGCTTTCGACAGATGATTATCATCCCAGTCCAGATGGGCATTTAAGCTGGACAAAGTATGTATTGTTACCACATTTACAATCGCGCTTTTGTTGACAAAGTACAAATTTGATGTTATAATTGTAGTATGAAATATGTGCTTGTAGACACTGCCAATCTGTTCTTTCGTGCCCGACACGGAGCTTTCAGAGCCGCAGATACCTGGGAAAAGGTGGGCTTTGCCCTGCATGTCACGCTGATGGCTGCCAACAAAATGGCCCGGCGTTTTGAAGCTGATCACATGGTTTTTGCCCTGGAGGGACGAAGCTGGCGCAAGGACCTGTACAAGCCCTACAAAAACAATCGTGCCGTGGCCCGTGCCGCACTCACAGAAGCAGAAGTAGAAGAAGATGCCATGTTCTGGGAAACCTATGACAACTTGACTAAATACTTGAGTGAAAAAACCAACTGTAGCGTGATACGTTGTGCTACAGCCGAAGGCGACGATGTCATAGCTCGCTGGATCGCACTGCATCCCCAGGATCAACATGTTGTAATCAGTAGTGATACCGATTTTGTCCAGCTGGTAGCCGATAACGTCACACAATACAACGGAATCACCGACGAACTAATCACCATAGCAGGAATATTCGATGCCAAAGGCAAAGCGGTCGTCGATAAGAAAACTAAAGAGCCTAAGCAGATACCTAATCCTGCGTGGCTACTGTTTGAAAAGTGCATGCGGGGAGATAGCAGCGACAATGTGTTTAGCGCCTACCCAGGTGTCAGGACCAAGGGAACTAAAAACAAGGTTGGACTCCAGGAAGCGTTTGCGGACAAAGACAAAAAAGGCTATAACTGGAACAACATGATGTTGCAACGCTGGTCAGATCCTGACGGTGTGGAACACAGAGTCTTGGACGACTATGAACGCAACCGTACCTTGATTGACCTGACAGCGCAACCTGCAGACGTCAAGGCTCTAGTGGACGCGGCCATACGTGAACAGATCTCGCACAAGGACGTGGGACAAGTGGGCGTGAGATTCATGCAGTTCTGCGGCCGATATGAACTTAACAAATGTTCGGAATCCGCTGACAGCTTTGGTCGTTGGATGAACGAAACCTACAAAGGAGTATTGAATGCTAGTAGCTAAACCCGTGATTGACAATGAATTTTGGATCTTGCAAGAAAACAATCGCAAGGTCGGCAACGTGGAGGCCTGTGCCGGTGGTTACCAGGTGCGTATCAACAACCAGGTCACGCAGTTCAAGACCATAAGAATGGCCGCCCAGCGTGTGAACATTGAATTTGAATCTGCACCGCGTGTCGCCAAGGCACCACCCGTGCCCACAGCAGTGCATGGATATCCGGTCACAGGCCGAGTACATAATCCCATGTGGTCGGTTGCTCAACACTTGCCGGTGTACACCAAGACTGCCAAAAGCAAAAGCTGGTTTGCTGCCGGCTGGTATCGTGTGCGCCGCGGACGTGCCTGGCACACTGTGCTGGCACCCAAGCTCATAGTGTTGCAACGCTATGCATATCAAGGACCATTTGCCACCGAGGCCACAGCCAATGACCATGCACCTGCAGAAGTTTGTTGATCGCGTGCGAGGCCATGAGGCCCGTGGTGCCAGAGACTTTGTGATGACCATGACCGAGGCCAAGGATCTGCATGCAGACATCACCAGACTGTTGCTACAACTGCAAGATCTACAGGCCCAGGCTGTGAAAAACCGCACCGACGAAGTGATCCAGGTGCAAATCGGTGGCGGACAGTTCTAAAATATACCTATATTTTGGCATAAATAAATGTAGGAGTATTATGCCATGAGCCGACCCAAACCCACTGTGCTGATTGAAGTCACCAACAAGGCCACCTACAAGACCGAACAGGTCCTGGCTTCGGAGGGTGTGTGGGCTGTGTTCTATGATGCCAAGCCCATAAATCTCAAAACATCCAACATGCTGGTGCAATACCCGGGTCCCAAGTACAAAAAAGTATCATTCTCAAATCCTGGACATGCCAGGAATCTTGCTCGCAAGCTGAACACACAGTTCAGAACTGACAGGTTTACTGTGGTGTTGTTGACAGCTGGTGATCAGATCTATCCGTGAAGTGCGGGACAAACTTGCCATGACCCAATGCCTGGTTGAACAACTGGATTCTGACTCTGGTATCACAGTTGACCAGGCCATGCGTACCTGGTGGTTCAACATAAGAAAAAACGGTGGCATGAGATTGACCGGTCCTGGTTATGATGCGTTTACCAATCAATTGCACATTGCTCGATATGAATGGACCATCACAGATCCACTGGCATTCACCCAGCGTGTGATCTTGGCCTTGGATAGAAAAATACAGATGCCTTACTATATCGCAACCACCAAAGGCATACCCAAAAAAATAGTTTTTTTTGGCTCCCAGGAAGCAGTCATGATCAATCTTTACGGCAATTTACAAAAGTTCCTTGACAACTATCAGCCATGATTTTGATCTATTCCGACAGCGAAGTCATTGATCTTGAGTGGATTCCACAAATACAGTGGCCCGACAGCATTGAAATATGTCACAGTCTCTCAGCTTATTTGCACAACACCGCTGATCACAAAATCGCATTCACAGCACATCGCATGCATCTCAGTTGGGATGAACCCGACTTGTACAACAGTTTTGAACACAAGGTCCGGCAACTCAGTGACACCAGTGATCTGGTATTTTGCATAGAAAGTGAAATACATTATTATCACTGGGCCATGTACGAGCAGTGTCACAGACCCAACGTGTACTGGTGTCAGCCAGGTCTGGTCAATGACCGGCCTGACATGGAGCCGCACATCGTATTCTGGGGTGATTGGTTCAAGACCACAACCGCAGTTTACAAGACCTTGCCAGATCGACTCGATCTTTTAACTCCTTACACAGTCAAGCCCAAGAGCTTTGATGCTTTGTTGGGCAGTCCCAAACCACATCGTGATTTTGTCGCACAAGCCACGCAACAACACGGTCTTGAAGATCAGGTCACACTGACCTACGGTGGCAGTTGGAAAGACACAGAATTTTATGCCCAAGATTATTTTCTATGGGAGCCTGGGTGTGTGCCACAACAAAACATAATTGGCACAGCGGATTGGGTCAGCTATCTGGGACACCAGTGCCATCTCAGCCAGGTCATGCCTGTGCAAGTCTACAACCAAACTGCCTACAGCATAATAGCCGAGACCGACTGCGACAATACTTTGAGTTTCTACAGTGAAAAAACAGCCAAGGCCATGATAGCACGCAGATTGTTTGTGGCCTTTTCCGGCCGCAAATTCTTGGCGAACTTGCACCGGTTGGGATTTGAAACTTTTGGCCATGTGATAGATGAAAGCTATGATCTTGAACCAGACTTTGATACCCGCATGCACATGGCCTTTGAACAGGTAAGATACCTGTGCTCAGTGCCTCAGCAGCAAATTCTTGACAAGATAGGCCCAGTGTTGGAACACAATCACAATCTGATCATGACCACTGACTGGACACAAATTGCTGTGAACAAAATATCAGCTAGGATCCGTTTATTGCTTGGCTGACTATCTGTGCCCAGGCCCGGTTAGTTTCAGCTCCTGGATGGAATCTGTCACCGTTATAATCATCGGCGGCCCGGGCCATTTCATAGATGCCATTGCGTTGTGCGTCGGTGAAAATCCATCTTGACCAGTCTATGTTGCGCATCAGCGGCTCGAGTTCGGGATATTTCAAGACTCCAAAATCGCCATTGGGACTGCAATGTTCTTGATCATGCCAGTAGTTTACATAACTCATGAAGTGATAGGGTATGCCCCGGGCTTTGAGAAAATTTTGGGTTTTCACTATCTCGATCAAGTTGTTATGAGCCAAGCTGAGATTTGAACTGATCCGGTACATGGGTTTAAACAAGTCTGTGACATCTGGATTCAATGTCCATGGTCCAAGAAAGCCACCACTGAAGATATAGCCCAGGGTGTTGGGACATGATTCAACCCGTCGATAAAATCCATATTGATCAAACAGGGAATGCCAGCTGGGTTGGCTGATGTCAGTCAAAAAATCTATCCTGCTGACTCCAGACCACATGATCAGCACATGGTCGGCGGTGCCCGGATGTTCTAACACATGTCTGACCACGCTGTTGGCTATGTACAGGTTGCCTGCTCCAGGTTCGGCCAAATTGGTGATTTCGAATTCGGGATGCAGTTGTTGTAAGGGAGTGGGCCAGCACACGTTTTTTGGGCTGCCTGGATGTTCGGGCCAATGAGTAAAACTACATCCTGAAATTAGAACGTTCATGGTAGATATTTATTGACATACTGATGTGTCCATGTTAAAATAAAAATCAGGGCCGTTAGCATATCGGTAGATGCCGGCGACTCATAATCGTCAGAAGAAAGTTCGACTCTTTCACGGCCCACCAGATATAAATAGACAACTATGGAACAACACAAGAAATTGCCAGTACACAGTTATTACTACTCCGAAAACGAGTGGTCAAGATTGGGCTGTGGCCTGTTGCCTGCTGAACGTGATCGGCAGTTAGAACATGTTATGGCCAAAGGAAATCCTGGCACCGACGGCAAACATGTTAAAGGATACAATTGACATGTGGCTGATCACATTTGCCATGTTGGCTGTGATTGTTTGTTACGGTATAATGTGGCTCAACGACCATCAGGATGAACAATAGCAACAGTTTCCAATTTCTTAAAAATTGGTGGTAGGACGGGCCCGGTTGACCGATAAATAGCTGTGTCGTATAATAACGATATTGTTGTAATTCCTTTGTAGCAAAGGCATTGTGGACTCGAGTGCAACTCTCGACATCTCCACCAAAAGGTATTTTATGGAATGGCATTGGTTCTACATATTTGGTATTTTGATTCCTGCGATCCACGCCTGGGCCTTGTTGTCCGAGCAGGAACCAGCAGATCCAGAAATAGAAAAAATGTGGCAAGATAACTTTTGATGGGGATGAATTAGGATCGACATGGTGAGATAGCGAAAGAGGCAACACAGTAGGCGATGACTGTAAATCAAGCAAACTAAGATAACTGCTAACGATAGCGTTTATTCTTTGGCTGCCTAGGCAACCTTGGGTAACTATACCTCGAAACAGAAAATAGTTTGGAAAAGCCTGAGAAATCAGGCTTTTTTGTGACCACCTAGTGAAAATCACTAAATAACTTGTTGGACGGTCGTCCGGCATTCTCAAAAAAGGAAAATCTCAAGCATGAAAAAATTATTATTAGCATTGGCCTTGTCCGCTGGCTTTGCGGCCACGGCTCAAGCCGAACTCACCGGCAATTTAGGTTTGACCAGCGACTACCGTTTCCGCGGTGTTAGCCAAACCCAAAATGCTCCTGCAGTCCAAGGCGGCATCGACTATGCACACAAG